TAACCTTCTTTTCAAAATCCTCATAAATATCTGGGCATACGATTATCATGCTAAATTTGAAGTTTTAGCGGAGGATAATGCCCTTTCCATTGAAAAATCTATCCTTGACAAATTGGGAGAAAAGAGTATAAAATGGGAATCAACGGGAATGTTTAGCGACATCCGGAGAATAACCTATGAGGAGGTTATAAATGACACAAGACCTATACAACACAAAACGGTCCTTGGAGTTAGAATGGCAACAGGAGCACCTGAAGGAGGGCAAGTATAGTATTAACATGTCCTACATTGACAAAAAAATTCAGGAGATTATTAAAGAAATCATTGCCAAAGAGTTCGAAGAATCTACTCGTCTTAATAAAATAGATGAGGCCAAGGCCGAAGTTTCGATAGCTACTTAAGCGCTATCAAAAAATCAATTTTTTACTACAAGATACCTTGCGCTTTTTTTAAAAAAGAGCTATAAAAAAAATACTATATAAATTAATTAGAATGTAGACGCAGTATAGTCGATGGCCTAGAGACTACATTCGCAAACTAGGAGGATATAATTATGGCAAATACAACTTTTAAGGGAACGGTAAGAGCAGAATCTGGTCTTAAAGTTACCACACAAGCAGCTTCAACTGGTGTCTACACTGATGATTTTTCAGTTAGTTCAGCAGGGGTTTTAACAAGAAGACAACCAGAAATTCTTGTAGATTGGGATTACATTTCATGTCCAACTCCAATTGTTTCAACACTTACAGGAGCAGGCGGAGCTGATGGCGTATTAGCAGCTGGTGAATTATTCAGTATGCTTTTTCCAAATACAACTGGTCAAGTGTGTCCAGCACAATGTAGTGTTGTTGGTGCACATACAGTCGCTGCAAGTGGTTTTTTTGTTGAAGGTACAATTCCAGCAACAGATACAAACGCCACAGTAGCAGGTTTAAATCTTCAAGGTGATGCTGCAACTGCAGACAACACAGGTCTTGAAATTGTATTCGGTGGTACACAATTTGGTGGATATGGTGCATGTACAATTGGTACTCATGCACTGACTTTTGATGCAACATTCAACAGTGTTGACTGGTCGGATCAAGATGCAGTTACCATTGGGTTTAGAAAAGTAGAAGAATTTGAAATAGGTCATGGTGCTATATTAGCAGCAGCTTCAGGTGACGCTCTTTACACTGACTTTGTAGCATTTGGGTGTCAATCAGCAGATGATGTTCAAATTGCAAGTAGACTTAATGATGGTACAAGTTCATATACTGATTCAACTGATGCAACAGCAGCAAATAACAATCACAGATTTAAAATTTCTGTGACTTCAGGAGGTGTGGTAACATACTCTCACATTGGTGCGGCTGTTATGGATGCGGGTACATTAGCTGCTCCATCTTCTACGGCTGCATTTACTTTTGATGATGGTGATACAGTAATACCTTACCTTATCATTCAAAGTGTAAATCAAAATTCTGCAATACACTTGAAAAGTATTAAAATAACTCGTTCACCAGGAACTAAGTTTACAGACTAATAAATTAACTTTAAGATGGAGCTTCGGCTCCATCTTAATAAAGTTAGGAGAAAATTTATGTCAACAGATATAAAATCGTCTGCAGTAATTACAACTACAGCGCTCGACGCTGATGGGTTATCGACTGCAGCAGCCGTTGGAAATAATGCAGCACTTACTTTAGGTGGAGCACTAACTTCTGGAGGCGCTTTTACAGCAGCTACTGGAACAGCTAGACAAATTACACTTTTAAGTGCAGGAAATGATTCGAGTAAAACATTTACAGTAGTAGGAACGGATGTTAATGGAGATGCTTTATCAGAAACCGTTACCGGAGCAAATGCTGGTACAGCAACAAGTACAGGCTATTTTGCAACAATATCGTCAATAACAGCGGTCGGAAATCCAGCAGGAAATATGTCTGCAGGAATTAATTCTGAAGTAGCAGGCGTTGTTTTTAAAGGTCGCACACGAGTTAAAAATTTAAATTGGACTGGTGGCGGTGCTATTGGATCAATTTACATAAGAAATAGTGGAACAGCAGGAACAAGTTTAATAACAGTTCGTTCTAATGCTACTTTAGGAGTTAATGATAATCTTGTGTTAGCAGATGACGGGGTTGTTTTTGCTTCTGGAGCTTATATTACTTATACAGAAACTCAGTGTAATAGTGTAACGGCATTTTACGGATAGTAGGTAGCTCATGGCGAATACTACTTCTGGAACAGTCACTTTTGACAAAACGTTTTCTGTTGATGAGATTATCAATGAAGCCTATGAGCGTATAGGTTCACAAGTAACTTCTGGATATCAATTAAAAACAGCAAGACGATCTTTAAACGTTCTTTTTCAAGAATGGGGCAATAGAGGTTTGCACTACTGGGAAGTAGCTGAAACTAAAATTGATGATATCGAAGGACAAGCTGAATATACTTTTTATAGAGCAACAGGTGATGGAACAAGTTCTACTACAGCAGGCGGAACAACAGGAACATCAACCTATGGTTTGGCTGATGTTTTAGAAGCTACTCTTAGATCCGATAGAGGAGATACAGATCAAGCTGATTCCTCACTTACAAAAACAGATCGAGCAACTTTTTCAAGTTTAGCTAATAAATTATCAAAAGGAACACCTTCTAGATATTTTGTTCAAAGACTTGTTGATAAAACAACGGTCACTCTTTACCCGACACCTGATTCATCTAATGCATCAAAAGAAATTCACATTTTCTTTGTAAAAAGAATTCAAGACGCAGACTCTACATATACAGATGCAACAGATATACCGTATAGGTTCGTACCTTGTATGGCATCTGGTTTAGCATTTTATTTAGCACAAAAATTTAACCCACAGGTAGCTCAACAAATGAAATTATATTATGAAGATGAGTTAGCTAGAGCATTATCAGAAGATGGCTCTTCTACTAGTGTTCACATAACACCGAAAGTTTATTACCCAGGAACATAATGGCAAAATACGCAAAAGCAATATCAGATAGATCAGGAATGGAATTTCCGTACAATGAAATGGTTAAAGAATGGAATGGTATGTTTGTACATAAATCAGAATTTGAAGCTAAACATCCTCAATTAGAACCAAGAGGATATGCAGGAAGAGAACGAGGTTTATTAAATGCAAGACCGGATAGAACTGAAAATGAAGTCATTGCAATTTTAGGACCAGATCCTTTTTCTACTATTTCAGCTTCATCTGGAATTATAAATGTATTTGAAAAAGGTCATGGTAGATCAACAAGTGATACAGTTAGATTTAGAGGAGCACCTTCTACTTCTGCATCTTTTAGTGATCCAAATAGTTTTGATGGTATTACAGGATCTAATATTGCATATTCTTCTGGCTACTCGATCACCGTAGGCAAACGAGACTCTAGTGGTGATGTAACACAGACGGATGACTACTATTACTTTACTGTCAATACAGATACTGCTACAAGTGGAGGAGTATCAGGAGGGGGAGAGAATTGTTCGGCAGGTCCGGCAACTCTAACGGCATAATATGGCAGGATTTACTTATTCAACACTGACAACAGCGATTCAGAATTATACTGAAGTTGGAACAGGCGTACTTTCAAGTACAATTACAGATCAATTTATAGATAATTCAGAGCTTAGAATACAAAGAGAAATTCCAATTGATGCAGATCGAAAAGAAATGCTTGGAAATTTAACAGCTTCAAAAGATAATGTTTATGCTCCTGCGGGAACTTTATTTGTTAGAGGACTTCAAGTTTATACTTCAACGACTGTTGCAACTGGAACTAATAGCTGGTTAGAAAAGAAAGATATCAGCTTTTTAAGAGAATATGATACAGCTGAAACGACTACTGGCACACCAAAATACTATGCTATGTCAGGAGGAGCCGAAGGAACGGGAGCAACTTCTTCAGGAAGAATTACAATTGTTCCAACACCTTCTTCAGCTTTTATGTACAAAATTCATTATAATGCTAGACCAATAGGATTGAGTTCAGCAAATACGACAACTTATTTAAGTCTTAATTTTGGCAATGGACTTTTATATGCATGCTTGGTAGAAGCATTTAGTTATTTAAAAGGCCCAATGGATATGCTACAATTATACGAACAAAAATATCAAACCGAAGTACAAAAATTCGGTGGAGAACAATTAGGTAGAAGAAGAAGAGACGACTATACGGATGGTGAACCACGTATACCCGTTCCTTCTCCGACACCGTAAGGAGAAACTATGACACTTAAAACATTAGGAATGGGAATAGCAAAAGTAGTTACCAAGGCAATAAAAAAAGCTAAAAAAACAGATGCTCCTCTTTATGGAATGGCAGGAGTTGCTCTAGGAGGACGTCAAGTCTATAACAAAATTACAGGAAAACAAAGTGATTTGGAAGGCATAAAAGAAGCTCTCAAAAAAAGAAAAGAAAAGAAGGAAAAGAAGGATAAAGAATAATGGCATACGCAAGAGGAAAATACGCACAGGCAATATCAGACCGATCAGGAATGGCTTTTCCATACAATGAAATGGTTAGAGAATGGAATGGAATGTTTGTTCATAAATCTGAATATGAAGCTAAACAACCTCAATTACAGCCAAGACCTCATGGTGGAGATGCACAAGCTTTACAAAATTCTAGAACAGATAGAACAGAAAATACTGTAGCACAATTATTAATCCCTGATCCATTTACCACGTATGCAGCTTCATCAGGTATTATTAATGTTCATGCACCAGATCATGGGCTGACAAATGGAAGTACTTATAGATTTAGAGGAGCACCAACAACTTCAGGCACTTATGGTGATCCTGGTAGTTTTGATGGTATAGCAGGATCAAATATTGCATATGCTTCAGGTTATGCTATTACTACAGGTAAGTATGTTAGCGGTAGTAGAGACACAGATTTTACAACAGATTGGTTTTATTTTACAGTTAACACAAACACTGCAACAGCAGGTAGCGTGAAAGGAGGAGGGTTTCCGGTTTCAATAGGACCAGTAACTCTTAGTGCATAATGGCAGGATTTACATATTCAACACTTACAACAGCAATTCAGAATTATACTGAAGTCGGAACAGGTGTACTTTCAAGTACAATTACAGATCAATTTATAGATAATTCAGAGCTTAGAATACAAAGAGAAATTCCAATTGATGCAGATCGAAAAGAAATGCTTGGAAATTTAACAGCCTCAAAAGACAATGTTTATGCTCCAGCTGGAACTTTATTTGTCAGAGGACTTCAAGTTTATACTTCAACAACGGCTGCAACTGGTGCTAATAGCTGGCTGGAGAAGAAAGATATTAGTTTTTTAAGAGAATACGATACAGCTGAAACGACTACTGGCACACCAAAATACTATGCTATGTCAGGAGGAGCAGAGGGAAGCGGTGCAACTTCTTCAGGAAGAATTACAATTGTTCCAACACCTTCTTCAGCTTTTATGTACAAAATTCAATATAATGCTAGACCCATAGGATTGAGTTCAGCAAATACGACAACTTATTTAAGTCTTAATTTTGGCAATGGACTTTTATATGCCTGCTTGGTAGAAGCATTTAGCTATTTAAAAGGCCCAATGGATATGCTACAATTATACGAACAAAAATATCAGACCGAAGTACAAAAATTCGGTGGAGAACAACTAGGTAGAAGAAGACGAGACGATTATACGGATGGTGAACCACGTATACCCGTTCAGTCTCCGACACCGTAAGGAGGAAATATGACACTTATAACTAAAGGAATGGGAGCTATAATAAAAGAAATTTTTAAATCTAGAGGAAAAAAAATTACAGCGATCACAGAAGCAGGATTAAAAAAATTTAAAAAGAAAGGTGTAGTAGATAGAAATATCTCATCTAAAAAAATGTTTAAAATTATGAAGGGTGTCAAAGGTAAAGACTAATGGCAACACTAACAACAACTATCAAAGAAGCAATCACTCTTAACAACATAGATTATGGATCGGAAAGATCTTTAGATATTTCTAGTGTTAATGAAATTACAAAAAGAGTTGTAACCGCATCAACAACAGAATGTGGATTAATAGGATTTTTATCAGCATTAAGTAGCGTTGGCGTAACAGCTAATAAAGTTGGTTATATTGCAGGAATGTTTGATGATGGTGATGTTAGATATATTAGAATTACAAATTTAGATTC